AGTCATGTTGAACACAACTGATGCGCTAGTAGCCAATACAGCTGGATTAGCCGTAGTGGTTGTGGTAAAGCTAGGTGTCTTGCGTGTGCCAGAATAGGTAGGAGCATTCGTTCCGCCAACTTCCAACCAACCAGAATGGCTTGATTGTGTGTCTGTATAGGCAGGAGTAGATGAACCACCGCTTGCACCCATCAAACCCATCACAATTGCATTAGTTGAAGCAGGACTTACAAAGTAAAACTGCAACAAGTTTTGACGGCCAACGTTAGTGGTCAAGTTTTGAATGGTATCTTGCCACTTGATGTTTCCATCTTTGTCGTAACAAACCGCTTCATAGACTCCTTCTAAGCCCATGATCTCGGTTGTGCCTGCGCCACGAGTGACTGTAGCATCACAAGTATCTCCAAATTTTGCTATTTCGCTCATAAAAACTCCTTAAGATATCCTTAATAATGCTGTCGTATTTGTGTTCGCAGGCATCGTTACAGTAAAGGAATTACTGCAAGTTTTGTCTGAACCAAAGTTTAACACAGCGATTGACGCATTGTTCTGTGACTTATCATAGATCAATGCTCCTCTGCATGTAAACGCTGCTGGACTCCATACAACATTTGCCCAATTAATAAATACCGTGTTGCTCTGATTGTCAAAGCTCACCGATATATTGGTCATCAACTGACCGCCTGCCGTATAGCCTGTTCCTGCCACCTCATTGACTGAAGTGTAGACCGCAGTTGTATTATCTAAGGCCGCATTACCGTTGTAAAGTGCCATGTAGATTTGATCTGTCTGCAAATTGATATTGCCCAACAAAGCATTGTAGGTAAACGAAGTGGTGACGGTTTGAACTATCATTTAACTGGATACCTAACTTGACCATCTCTGTAAGCATCGCCACGGTCTTTGCCATCGCCCAATTGCTTGAGAAGTCCTAATGCCTCATCATAACGTTTTGTATATACGGCCATGATATCTGCATCACCCTTCATAAAGGTGTAAGCCTCAATCAAAGAACCATATAGCAAAGACGATTCGAAATTGTTACCCAACCAAGATGTACCAGATGGATTGGTTGTATTGGTCACACTAAACGTGCATCCTGAACCCTGTCCGTTAATTGGAGAAATACTGCACACATCTCCAACCAAATACAATGAACCGCCTGCATCAATCGTGACATTGGTAACTGATCCGCCAACCACGGTTACCGTAGCCAAAGCTCCTGATCCTGCTCCACCAGTTACTGAAATGTTGTAGTAAGTGCCATTAGGATACCCAATTCCAGGTTGAGTAATTGACACCAAGTACATACTTCCCTGAACAATAGAAGTAGGATAGTAGAAATAATGCAGTTCTACCTCATAGCTCTGATCTGGGGTTGGCCCCATCATAAAGGTAAGGAAATCCTCATTGTCTGATCTAGGCCCAAATATGGCGTAGTAGGCAGGAGTATTGTAGTAAGTTGGACTTGGAAAAGAAGCTCTGATGAAGTTCACATCCTTGTCTAGTAAGTAGTAATACTCACCAGTAGTAGGATTAATTACCGCAAAAGAAAAGACAGACAAGAAATCCAAAGGAGCTTGCAAATACGGATTCTGTGCTGACAAATATGCAGTCACATTCCTTCTCAAAGACGGCAATTGAACAGAGTTTAATATCCTCTGTTCTGCGCTGATGATGAATGTGTTCAGCTCTACCTGAGTAAATGTATTCTCAGTGTAGTCCTGAATAGCATTTGTAAGCTGAATGTAGTTCAAGCCATTGGCCCTCTGGACATAATGCCCTTAGTAGCTGCACCAGTTCCACGAATCTTGATACCGCTTGTTTTGGGATGCTGCTCGCCTACAGTCTTGCTTACACCATTGACGGTCATGCTAAGATTCTCAAGCTTGCTGCGATCCACTCTGGAATCCAACTCAGGCATAGCCTCAATGTAACGACCTGCATATTCCTCAGCAGGGCCATTATCAGGATTCTTGCCTACCTTTAGAGCTGGACTATTTTTAGTCGTTGCTTTAATTTGAGTAGCCATTATTTGCTCCCAGGTTTCTGGTTATGTGCTCTAGCCAAGTTACGACCAACTGCTTTCATAGCTTTACTGGTCACACCGCCTTTAGCCATTTTAGTAGGCTTCATACCTTGGTGCATGTGTTTTTCATGCTTGTGAACTTCTTTTGCAGCTTCTTTATCTGCAATCTTTGTTACTTGTTTCTTGTCCATTTCAAACTCCTACGTTGTCGTGATTGTTACTGTACCTACTGCCCATTTAGGATTGAGATCATTTGGTGTCAAACCATCATCAAAGTTTCTCGATCCGCCAATAGGTTGCCACCCCCATTGTATTTGCCTACTGCCGTCTTGTGGGAATCCTGACTGCTGTTTGCACGTTCCGCAACCAACTTGTGTCATTAAACCACTAACGCCAGACTGGTAATAGCTCTTGTCATTCCTTGGATCCCTGACCGCTTGTGGATCATTTACTGGATACAACCCTAACGACAACTGGGGCTGATCTGGATCCCAACATGTTGGACATACCTTGATGTTGAAAAGCCGAGTCTTGATGATCTCTTTCTTCAGCTCCTTGAGCATGTAGCGCTGACCACACCGATCACACTCCGCAATTGCATACTTGCCTGATGCAAACCTATTTGGCATGTCTATCTCACATAGAACATGTTGCGAGGTACAAATCGGACAGGAGCAGTCTCTCTATCCTCTTGAGCCGCTAGATCATACTGCTGTTCATAATCCGCCTTCAATCCCATGATTCTGTTTGGATCAGTACCAGGTATCTTCATTGATAGGTAATATGAAAGTCCTGCAACCATTGCAGGGATAAATCTGAACGGTATATCTTGTATCTCGATACCATTGCCCGAATCTTGGACTCTACGCATTCTCCAATATACGAATACATATCCACCCCCTGCATTTGGTGCTGGCCATACATTAATGTTTGGCAACCAATTCTGGTATACCAAAGTCCCCACACTATGGTCTGCGGCAGTTGTTCCGTTTTGTCCACGGAAACAGTTCTGCAACTGCGTACCATAGTTAACATTGGAATAGTAAATAGTCTCGTTGTCTAGGTTGATAAACCCTGATGAGGCTAAAGGAGTAGTCGTAGTGACGTTGATAACAGTATCTGTAGACAAAACTGCACTAGAAACTGTTACCGATGTAGCGTTTACATTACCACTTTGACGGTTAAACCATACCTGAATAGGACGTCCTTGCGTCAATTTATTAGGTAAAGTCGAGTATGTTGATTCAGAAATACGGCTGATATTGACGTCTGTTTGGTTAGACGTATTGCCCTGATACTGTCGAATCACATGATCTAACAAGTCAATCGTATCAATAGGAACTGGATAAGCCACTTGCCCAGTCACCATAGGAATAGCGCCTTCTTCAACCGTCCACAAATTAATGCCTCGGTTAGCCCATTCAATGGTCAATAGATTCAAACTGCGCCTTGCAGTCCTAAGATCATATCCAGTACGCAACTGAGAACCACAACGCTCGAAAGCCTCCTCAACTAAATCATTTACATTTAGATTAAAGGAGGTCGTTCCAGTAGTCGTTGTGGATATTGGATAGCTCATTTGCTTGCCATTCTCATGTTGTCAACCAAATTTGGATATCTTCTGCCAGCTTTCTTAGCAGCCTTTTTAGCAGCTGCTTTCTTTTCTGGACTAAGCTTTTTATGCTTTGTTTTGGGGTTGGGTTTATCCCAGACAGCGCCGCCTTCTTTGTAGACCTCTACATCGTTAGGATTATCCTTACGATGTATGATCTTTTTACCAGGCATTTTAGAGGGATTGATATCCCCCATGCCGCGGCTTGCCATCATCAGCAGATTCTCCCTTTGGTACGGCCCTTCATGGCAATACCGTCTGCACGTTTAGATGCTGAGCTAACATGACCACCAGAAGCCATCTTCTTAACGTGATGATGCTTAACCTTACCACCCTTTTTCATGGGCATACCAAGCATACTCATGTCTTTAGGCTCATCTGTTGGAGGAGCTTTTCCTGCGTAGGTGAATCCCATAGAGTCATCATCAGGCATCGTAGGTTTTCTAGAAACATAGTTGGCCGTAGTCATTTCTTGACCTGCCTTGTTTCCAGCGTAATCAGATTGTGCTTTGTTCAAATTACGAACAATAGCCTCTCTTTCTTCGCCTGAAGCTGCTGACTTCTTAGCCGCATCAAGTGCATTCTTGTAGAAAGCAATGTTCTTACCCTGAGTTTCTCTCTCAGTATCAGGCATTTCTTCCTTCATCTTAGTGGTGTAAGTTTTACCATTAAAGGTAAAAGTCTTATCACCTGCATCTCTTGCTGCTCTAAAAGCTTTACCAAATGCACTTGTTGCCATGATAGCTCCTTACTTGTGACTCATACCACCGTAGCACATAGCTTTAACGTGCTCGTGGTGCATCTTGTGACCATGACTATGCTCATGGTGCATGTGCTTTACTTTGTGTTGCTCATGCATATGATCATGTCCATGACCGTAGTGGTGCTCAACGTGATCCACATTGTGCTTGTGGTGTGGAGCTGCTTCGTGCATTTCTTTGTGGTGTTTCATTAGATCATCCTACCTTTCATCTTAGGTTGCATTGCCTTTGTGTGGCCCTTCTTTTGAACAGGGTGCTCACCATGTTTCAAATGACCGCCAGCTTCAACGTGCTTCATGTGTGTTTCTTTAACATGACCGCCAGTAGCCATTTTTTTCACATGAGCTTTACCGCCATGCTTATAGTTACCAACGTCATTGCCCTTCATCTTCTCTTCCAAAGCACGGGTATGACCACGCTTTTGAACAGCATGTTCACCATGCTTAAGATGCTTTTCACCTGCTTCAATTTCAGGATCCTCAACTGGGCCACCGTGAGCCATCTTCTTCATGCCACCTTTGTGCATATGGAGATGATGCTCTGCCATAGCCAAGTGATGATGAGCCAATGTCTTATGGTGTTCTTTGCTCAAGCCACCATGCTTCATGCCCATAGGAGCAGCACCAGGCATTTGAGCTCCCATCATAGGAGTAGCAGCTACCGTAGGAGCTGGACGTCTTGCAGCCATCTTCATGGCTCTAACTGCGTTAGGATTGATTGGCATATCTCCACCTTTTCTAAAATGTTTGCCTTTATCGGCTTCTACAAAGTCCTTACCCACGGATTGCGGTATTCCTACCTTCTTGGCCATCTTTGGATTGTGGGCAACCATTTCCATAAGACGGTGTTGCTTAGCTGATTTACTTGGCATATCAACAGTTCCAAGCTCTCAAAGACTTGTTGATCCTACTATTAGGATCTTTTGCAGTCTTTGTTGAAGTTAATTCTCTCTTCATGCCTTCCATTCTGGCGCAGAAAGAATCCCTACGCTTACCGCCTTTTGGCTGGGGAGGTTTTAAATTCATCCCCTGTTTCTTAGCGGAAGCACGACCCTTTGCGTTTAAACCGCCGTTCGGGTTCTTACCCTCTTTGCGTTGCCAAGCTGGGGTCGTTGCCATGTTATGCGCTTCCAGAGTCCGAGTTGAAAACCTGATATCCCTCAACAACAATACCAGCACCAACTGTTCCTGTGCCAATCTTTAGCTGATACTGAATATCAGTCTTAGGGCCAAACTGGAATGGAATAGTTTTGGTAACAATGAAGTTATTGACGAAAGGCTCTTGCAACACACTTAACTGAGCACCAGAAATACTGTTATAAGATACAGCTTGATATACAAGTGTAGATGTTCCTGATGCCGTGTAAGCGTTGTTAGTGTTAATTGTTACTTGAGTAAAGTAAAAATTACAGTTGTTTGGAACGGTATAAACCGCCATCTGACTCTTACCAATACCAGCATTAATGTACGCATAAACATTGGTGTTTGTTGCTGTACAAGTAATCTGCCCAATATTGGTTTTTTGTGATCCAGCTGGAGTGTTTAAAACCAATCCTTGGATTCTTAGATAGCTATTTACAGTAGTAGCAGTAGCTCCAGAGCCACCACTAGCCATAATAACAATCTCAGAAATAGGATTAAAGTTTTTGTCCAAACCATTAACAATGATAGTTGCACCAATATCTGATGCGCTATTACTGCCAATCGTCATTATAGAAGGACTGGTCAAATAAGCTGGATATGTAGCAGCATTTTCCCAAATTGGAATGAATGAAGTTCCAACAGATGCTTGATATCCAAAAATATTAACAGCACTGTGTTGTGCTATCTGACCACGAGCTACTTGTAGGGCAAACGGTTCCGTCTTCCCGTTGCGGGTGATGGACGAGGTTTGTGCAGACATAATTAATCTCCTTTAAAGAGGGGGCCGAAGCCCCCGATTAATTAGTCAAAGTTACCGTAGGGGTAAGTTGTAGTGTTACCAATGTTCAAGTCTTGTTGTGCATACTTTAATGTAACAGCAAGTTGACCAGAAGAAAGACCGGCCGTTGATGTAGTCATTTTCAAAGTCACAACAACTTGAGAGAACCATGTAGGTTGCTGACCAGGTTGGAGATTTTGAACATCTTGCAATGTTCCATAAGAGTAATCCAACTGCGTACCAACAAAGGTAGCAGTATATCTCTGAGTAGCAGGGCTAGAGATGTTGGCAAATGTTGCATATACACCAGTAGATGTAGCAAAGTTATTTGAAACATATGGTTGAATAGCAGTAACTGCCAAAGGTGTACCAGCAGTATCTTTGGGGATCACACCGATATCAAGAATAACATCAGTAATGTTTGAGCCTTGGGGAATCAAAAAAGATACGCCACGGTAAACAGTAGTTGTTGCATCAGCAGTAGGTGCAGTAGCTACTGTAGGGCCAGTAGTATTGTATGAACCATTCTGTGGTGTCCAAATCGTAGCATTGCTATTTGGAATGTTGTTCGTAGCCACAAACTGACCAGAACCACCACCATAATTGGCGGTATTAGCAGTTGTAACTGAAAAATCAAGAAAAGCTTGCTGTGTTAACAACACATAACCAGCATCACGCTGGGGGCCAAAGCGGTTATCCGCTGCAAGAATTGGCCCTTCAAAGGTACTGCGTCCCATAATAATTCCTTATGCAAAAGTCTCTTGTTAATCGTTGCATCGTCTGCTGGGCCAGTAGCAACAAGAGGAAAACTCCCAGATGCTTAATATTACTACTTTTTAAAATTAATGCAAATGTTTTTTACAATAAAAAAGCCCCACTTTTTGGGTGGGGCCAAAAGCTCAGGGGGGAGCTTTTAATTAATAGGAACCGTAGATTCCCAATGGATCAGACCATCCGAAGCTATAACGCTCACGAGACTTGTAACGAACGTTACCAGTATCGAAGTCACCATCCATGCTATTTTGCAAGGGGGTGCGAACGAAGTGCTTCATACCGTTAGGTACATCAGTAGTCAAGAACCAAGCATTGGTAGCTGTCAAGAAGTGGTTAATGGTGTAACCCTCTGGAACAGAACCGTTGTTCTTGATAGCGTTGATGTCGTTGTTGTTTGTACCAACACGCAATTCAGTATCGAGCAAACGAGTTGCAACGAACTGGAGAGCAGGAGGAACAATCAACTTCTGGGGACGGGCAGCGATCAATAAGCCACGCTCATCTGTCCATGCAGCGATTTGAATAACTGCATTTTCCAATGCGGTTTCATTCAAGTCAGCAGGAGTAGAAGGAGTGTTAGCGTTAGTACCACCAGACACCAAGGGGTGAGCTGTATTGAACAGAGACACGCCATCACCACCAACGTAGGCAGAGTTGAAACCGTTGTTCAAAACGGCAGCAGCTTTAACCTGTTTGGTGTATGCCATCGCACGAGCCAAGCCTTTGGTATAGCGAGCAGACAAAGAATCGTAGAGGTTATCTTCGATAGCTTCTTCTGTTAAGCTAAAGCCAAGGGCAATAGTTTCGTGGTTGTAGCGAGCAGTCCATGCTTCTTGTGCATTGTCATAGCTGATGGCAGTACCTTCAGGCTTGACTGGTGCAGCAGAAAAACCAGACAGTTTTGTCTCTTCTTCAAAAGAACGCTCAGAGGTTTCTGTTTCATAGATCTCTTTGTGTTCTTCACCGTAACGTGCATACTCTAAACCGAACAAAGCGTTCAAGCCTGGGAGCAGCTCTTTCAATAGTTGTGCGCGTGAAATAGCCATTTGTTAGCTCCTTAATT